GTGCTTCCGGCATAGACGATGACGCTGCGTGGTCCAAAGACCACGTTCTGCGAGCCATCCTGCCACGTCACGGTCGCAAGCAGGTGCTTGAGCTGTTGCGCCAGTTGCCAAGAGTTCATGGCTCGACCTTGTCAGGATGGCGACCGAACAAGCTCTGGGCCGAAGCCTTTTCCTGAGCGTGCTGCTCCTGCGCGGCGCGGCGACGGTTACCAGAGCCAGCAAGGGTCTCAGCAAAGCTGTACGCAGGACTCTCCTTCGGCCTAGCCTCCGTACCGATCTTGCGGAGCAGGTTGACGGCCATGGCCTTGGCAAGCTCTTCGTCCTTCTGCTGCTCCGAATCCTCCTGCTTGTGGACTTGCGGGGTTGCGATTGCATCGGCCACAAGCTGCGCCTTGGCCCTGTGGAACTCGTCCCCGATACAGGCCAACTGTTCCTGCTCAAGCTCCGACAGGCGAAGGAACCAAGCCCACGGCGGGCGGCTAGCGCGAAGCCAGCGGCTGTACCCGTCGTTGGTAAGGGTGGGGACGGATGCCTTACGGTTCCAGAACATAGCTACAGGGTTAGATCGGCCAGTCGGCCCATCTTGAGGATGCGGTTAGAGGAGTCGCGCAAGCAGTCGGCTGCGAACGGCAGGGCAAGATCTTCCTCGCCGCTCCATGCCAACTGCGCCGAATCGCCCCACGAAGGGACCCCACGATAGATGAGCAACGCAGGCACGTTGATCGTGTCATCGGGAGCGAACAAGATCTTGCGGGCGACATCCAGCGTGCTCGTACCGGGCATCGCAGATGCAGGCTCGGAATAGACGGCATGACCAGTTACGGACCCAGCCGTGTACATGTCGGCCCACAGAAGCTGTAACGCATCGTTGTCCCAGCCACGCAGCACGCACGAGAACACGAACCGCTTGTCGGCCTCCAAGATGTTGGTCAGCTCGCCAAGGGCTTCGTTCTTCAGTTTGTAGGGAGCACCTTGGATAGCAAGCACCACAGTCTTGGTCTTGCCGATCTCGCGCCCGCCGTAAGGGTAAGCCGCCGACAGGTTGGTCGGATTGATGACCACGCGCCCCGATGCACGAATGATGCGGTTGACGTTCTGAGCTGCCATCAGCCGACCTCGGTGAGCTTACGCCCAAGATTCTGCCGGACGTACCGAATGGTCTGCTGCGTCAGTCCGATGAACGGTCTGGCGGGTACGCGCGTCTTGATGACGGAGTTGGTGAACATCGGGTTGGTGATCCACTCCAGCTTCAGCTTGATGTCCTGCGGCTTCTTGCGGAGCCATTTCGCAAGTGCCTCCTGAATCGCCTTGGTGATCTTCGGCGACTCTGTCTCGCCGCCCTTCTGATGCACCGATGCGTACGGGAGGTTGCTACCGACTTCGACCGTGTTCTTTCCGACAACGCGGAAGCTGATGCTTGCAGAGAGCTTGCCTGTATCTCGAAGCGCAGGACGGCGCTCGAACCTGCGCTTAGGAGGATTGACCACGCCGTTGGCAAAGTCACGCAAGATGCCCATCGTATTGACGGGTCCACGCGGAGGCCAAGTCTTGCCCATGAACGCCTGATCCTTGAAGGCCTTCTGCGAGTCCGCGACCATGAGGGCACCGATCATCTTCATGATGCCCTCGGGGTTGTTCAGGTTCTTCTCGACCTTGCGACCCTTACCGCTTGTGGTTGCCTTGACTTTGCCGGCCACGGTTCACTCGTCCAGCTCGCTACTAGGCGTGCGGATAGTTAGGAAGTTAGGAGGCAAGCTCTCGCGGTCTGCCCAGCCGCGCACGTTGGACCCATCGGCAGTTCGCTCGTCCGCCTGCGTGACTCCGCTGTTGCTGCTAGGTGCCATCCGCGCGCGTGGGCCAGTCATGCGGATTTTGCTGATGACCCCACCGTCGCCGAAGACCTCGTCCCATTTGACCTGCTCGATGGAACTGCTGCTGCCACCGCGCCGCCACAGGATGGCGATCACGCCCATCTCGGCAGCTTCAACGTGCAGCTCATTCGCAGCGTCGTAAGCGGTCTGGGCATACGCAGGCCAGAGGTTGATGACGGCCTGCGCCGCCGCCGTGCCCACCGTATCGTTGATGGTGCTTGCCGCACGGTTCTTGATGTTCGTGAGGCTGATGAGTCCGTCTGTATCGTAGTCCGCCTTGACGGCGGTCCACAGGGCGGCTGCGGTCATGGGTCAGTTAGGGTTGGGGTGGCAGAGCTAGGGAGGTAACCGTAACCGGTCAGCCAGAGCCAGTACTGGATCTTGCCAGTAGCAGGCGCGCCGCCCGTATCCGTGAACGTGAAGGCATCGTCCACAAGGTTCGCCACAGGGGAAGCGTTCGTGTGGCGCATACAGAAGTACGTGCCGTCGATCTGATCCCACGGGCAGAAGATCGCATCGTCAACAAGCAGGTAGCCGCTCGTCGAGGTGTTCCATTCGATGTCGATGGCGAGCGTGTCCGCGTCGAAGTTCTTCGGCCAACAGTTCTGACCGATGGGCATCACGACCTCGGTCCACCCAGCGGCCAAGGCGGACACAGCCGTGGTCAGAGTCTGGGACCCAAGGCGCAGCACGAAGTTGCCACCAGTTGCGGTCCCCAAGGTCTTGTTGACCATGACGCGCAAGAAATAGGGGATGTTCGGATCGAGACGGCGCACGCGGCTAGAACTCAGCAGCTGCCGCAGCGTAACCGTACCCGCACCGCCCGTAATCTTGAGGCTGGCGTTGGTTGATGCCCCGGGGTGCGAGCGATAGAAGGCCGTCGCATCCTGCGAGACGGACGCGCCGCCAGCGGTCTCGGTCCAGCCGGTGAACTTGGGAGTGCCCGTAGCACTGAACTCGCTGAAGCTGCTGTTCGTCAGCAGGCTTCCGCCCGAACCGCTACCCGCATGGCGCGCGAAGATGCTCGTGCGGATGTTCTCTCCGCTACCGGTGGATGGGATCTGCAAGCTGTCGAAGCTCGCGGCTTGCCCAAGCACCTCGAAGCTCTCGGCCCACTTGTCGGTGCCCGTGTTCTGATCGGCTCGGCACCTGAACTGTTTCTTTTCGACCGTGCAGGCTTCGAGGGCGTAGTTGTTCTCGTCTACCGTAAGCCGACTGATCGTGGGGTTGCCAACGTTTCCGACCTTGGCGACGGCACTACCAAAGGTGATCGCACGGGTCTTGACCCTCAAGCTGTTAGCGTGAAACCATTCGTACAGCGTGCGAAATAGCTCAGTCGTTGAGCGCAGGCCGGAACCGAACCCCTTGTCGCTCGTCAGGTTGGTGGAGATGTAGTTCGCGTACTCGTAGATGATGGGAGCGAGTGCGGCGGCGGCAGTCGATGGAGACAGGGACGCGGACATTGAAGCCCGCATCCCCGTCAGCCAGTTGGGAAGCTCTGCCGTGGTGTACGTACCTTCGAGCGACTGAAGCAGCACGTCGAACTTGCCACCGGCACCCGGGTAGGTGCTGTCGATGTGGTTACGCAACGTCTCCAAGATGTCGGTGACGTTCTTCCACTGCGTCTGAATCTCGGCTTCGGTAGGTACGCCTGACATGTGTTCCTCAGTTCAGTTCTTCGGGCCAGTCGAATCCAGCGGTCTCCAAGGTTTCAGGATAGAAGTCTCCGCGACTTCCACGCTCCTGATCGGCACACAGCTGGGCAAAGATATACCGTGCGGCAGGGACATCGTTAGGCCCCGGAGAATATTCGCGCGTTGGCTTACCAGCCGCAGCGCGCTCAGCGACCTCGGCAGGCGAAGGGATGGTAATCAGGTGCCCCTTGCGGGGCTGCTGATGTAGATCTCCCACGTTCTGGCCGGTACCCGGCTCGTCCTTCTGGCCCGGGTTATCGGTGAAGCGAATCACGGTCCTCGACAGAGCGTCCATTAGGCGGCGAACCTGATGCTCGTTGATGTTTGCAAGCGCACCGATGACCGGAACGCGGCGCTTCATAGGACCGCCCATGGGGTCCTGAATCAGCAGCTCGTTCAGCTTGGGAAAGTTGATGCCTGCAAGGTCGATGCCCTGCACAGGGCAGCTGGGAGTAACGCCAACCCAGTACTTGTACGTCTTGGCGACTCCGCCACGCTGCCTCGCTCCTTGGATGTCGGGAACGAGCCGGGACCCATCGAACTTGGTTTTGACAGCGGGCTTGGCTTGCTCGGCAGCAACAGAGGCTCCGAAACGGCCATCGGGGGAGGACGTAACGGCAACAGCGGGCTGGCCGACGTCGGGATTCTGAACAGATTGTCTTGCCACTCGGGTGATCTCCGAATCGTGGTAAAGGAAAAGGCCAACCGCTCGATGTGAGCAGCTGGCCTTCTGATTCTAGCAAAGAGCGTTGCTACAGACTAGGCGATAGAGACCTTGATCGTAGCATACGGAAGGGCGATGCCCGCACCGCACCTGCGCTCCCACTGAACGTACTCCTCACCCGTATTGCGGGTATGGTCGCCGTTGTTGTCGCCTTCAAGCGAGCTGTATTCAACGACACCCTCACGGTCGAGCAGGAACGTGGGCTTCTTCGGAGCATTCTTCAGGAAGATATAGTAGCTGTTGCCCGTAAGTCGGGAAGTGCCCCACAACGTGACCTTGCGGTTAGCATCCAGAATCGGGTTGCTCGGATTGCTACTAGAAGTAGTCGTACCGATGCGCTGCTGCAAGAATGCTTGCTCGAAGACCTCGGTATGGATAACCGGGTGAACGATGACCACGCCCTGATCCACGATTTCATCGGCAAGCAGCGGCTGGCCCTTGCCATCCTGAAACGACTTGAAACGCTCAATGGTGTCGTAGTAGTCGGTCAGGACCCCGG